GTGTTTATTTGGACGTAGATGGATTAGCTGAGGTAGATTTAGGTAATGGAACTAAATACAATCCTAGAGAAGCTTTAAACATGTATTTTCAAACTGGTAGTATTGTAGGTAGATCACTAACTCAAGAAGGTGATATGAATCCAGGTAAAGTTCCTATTCAAGAACTACAAACATCTAGTGGTCAAGGTAAAATACAAAGTTTGATTAGTACTTATCAATACTATTTACAATTAATAAGAGATGTGACCGGATTAAATGAAGCTAGAGATGGTAGTATGCCAGATAAAGATTCTTTAGTAGGTTTACAAAAAATGGCTGCTAATGCGTCTAATACAGCTACAAAACATATATTACAAGCTAGTTTATGGCTAACGCTTAGAACATGTGAAAATGTATCTTTAAAAGTAGCTGATTCATTAAGTTATCCTTTAACTTTAAATTCTCTTAAAAGTTCTATATCTACTTACAACGTAGGTACTTTACAAGAAATAGGAAACTTAAATTTACATGACTTTGGTTTATATCTACAGTTAGAACCAGAAGAAGAAGAAAAAGCACAGCTTGAACAAAATATTCAAATGGCTCTTCAGCAAGGTGGTATAGATTTAGAAGATGCTATAGATATAAGACAAATTCATAATTTAAAACTTGCTAATGATTTATTAAAGCAGAAACGTAAAAAACGTCAAGCTATGGAGCAGCAGCAAGCTCAAATGAATATTCAAGCACAAGCAGATGCTAATGCGCAAACTGCTGAAAGAGCTGCTATGGCTGAAGTACAAAAACAAGAAGCTTTATCTGCTCAAAATTTAAATTACGAAAAAGCTAAAAGTCAATTCGATATACAACGCATGCAAGTTGCTTCTCAAATTAAACAACAAGAAATGCAAATTCAATTTGATTTTGATAAACAACTAAAAGAAATGGAAGTTGATCAAATGATACAGCGTGAAAAGTATATTGAAGATCGTAAAGATAATAGAACCAAATTAGAAGGAACTCAACAGAGTAAAATGATAGATCAGAGAAAATTTGATTTATTACCTACTAATTTCCAACAAAACCAATAACTAATTTTATAATATTTTATTATGTCAGAAAAAGAAACAAAGAAGCCTGAGGTGACTAAAGAAGTCAAATCAGAAGGTGGAGATATGAAAATTAAATCAAAGCCAAAAGTAAAAAAGTTTAGCGAAAAGAAAAATGAACCTGTAAAGGTAGATCTAAGTAAAGATCCTAATGTTAAACTTGAAGAAGATATTAAAGTAGATTTAACTAAAAAACAAGAAGACGATGCCATTCAAATCGGAGAAACAAAGGAGGTACCTGTGGGCGACAAACCCGAAACTGGCAAAGAAGTGGACAAAGAAGTACGGGTCAGCAATACAGATGAAGTACAAAAGTCCAACTCGCCTCTTGTCGAAGTTACCAAAGAATCCAAACAGGAAGTAAAAAAACTAGAGCAAGAAATAAAAGAAGCTAAAAGAGATGAACAAGTATTAGGTAAAGAATTACCTGAAAATGTTGAAAAGCTAGTTACTTTTATGGAAGAAACTGGTGGTACAGTTGAAGACTATGTAAGATTAAATGCTGATTATTCAAAAGTAAACGATGATGTTTTATTAAAAGAATACTATAAGCAAACAAAACCTCATTTAAATGACGAAGAAGTTTCATTCATTATGGAAGAAAATTTTAGTTATGACGATGATGTTGATGAACAGCGAGACATCAAGAAAAAACAACTCGCTAAAAAAGAGGCTATAGCAGAAGCTAAAGACTTTTTAGAGGAATTGAAAGAACAATACTATGATGAAATTAAACTACGTCCTGGTGTTAATCAAGAACAACAAAAAGCTTTAGATTTTTTTAACCGTTATAGCCAAGAACAAGAAATAGCTACGCAAAGGCATGAGACTTTTGTAAATGATACTAGACAACTATTTACTGATGAATTCAAAGGTTTTGATTTCGAAGTTGGTGAAAAGAAGTTTAGATACGGTGTAAAAGATCCTAGCTCAATTGCAGAAAATCAATCAAACATTAACAACTTCGTCGAGAGGTTCTTAGACAATGAAGGCAATGTTAAAGATACGAAAGGTTATCACAAAGCTATGTACGCTGCTCAAAATATAGACAAAATCGTAAATCATTTTTACGAGCAAGGCAAAACTGATGGAATTAAAACCGTAATGGATAATTCAAAAAATCCTACAACAGCTACTCGTGAGACAGCTGGCGGTGATATTTTTATTGGTGGTCTTAAAGTTAAAGCTATTGACGGAGTAGACAGTTCAAAACTTAGAATAAAACGAAGTAAATTTAACAATTAAAACTATTTAAAATGGGTGTATTAAGTCCTCAGTTCGGGAGTCTTATACCATCGCCTAAAAAACAAACTTTAGTAGACAACTACTTAAATTTTGCTGACGGTGGAGGTAATGATTTCGCGCAACAATATCTACCTGAAATATATGAAGCCGAGGTAGAGCGTTATGGAAACAGAACGATTGGAGGCTTCTTAAGAATGGTTGGTGCTGAAATGCCAATGATGTCTGACCAAGTTGTATGGTCTGAGCAAAACAGATTACATATCTCTTATGATAATGTATCAGTTTCTGGTTCAGGTGCAAACAACGGTAGTAGATTAACTATCGTAGGTGCAGACAACGCGGTATTTATTAACCAAACAATCGTAATTATGGATCCAAATGATCCTTCATTTACTGTAAAATGTATCGTTTCTGATTCAGGTGCAAACACTGGTTCAGCATTAGGTGCTTTAGTTATCGACGCTGTTCCTTATACTAGAGCTAAAATTAATGCTAATGTAGCCGCTGGTATGACTGGATTAAAAATGTTTGTTTATGGTTCTGAATTTGGAAAAGGATCTACATTAGATAACTCTACAGGTCAATCTGTTGAGCCACAATTATCTGTATTTAGCAACAAACCAATTATTATTAGAGATAGATACGCAGTATCTGGATCTGATACAGCACAAATCGGCTGGGTTGAAGTAGCTGCTGAAGATGGAACTTCTGGATACTTATGGTATTTAAAAGCTGAAGGTGAAACTAGATTAAGATTTGAAGATTATTTAGAAATGGCAATGATCGAAGGTGAATTAGCTAATGGTGCACAAGCAACTGCTATACGTGGTGTTGCAGCTTTAGGTTTCCCTGGAACTGCTGGTGCTGGACAAATCGGTACTGAAGGTTTATTTGCTGCTATCAACAATGGCGGTAATGTACTTTCTGGATTTGCTGGTTCATTACAGGATTTTGATTCTGTATTACAATTACTAGATAGCCAAGGAGCTATTGAAGAGAATATGTTATTCTTAGACAGAAAAACTGAGTTATTATTTGATAACATGTTAGCACAACAAAACTCTTACGGAGCTGGTGGTACATCTTACGGTGTATTTGAAAACTCTGAAGATATGGCGCTTAACTTAGGTTTCTCTGGATTTAGAAGAGGTTCATATGACTTCTATAAGACTTCTTGGAAATACTTAAACGACGCTTCATTAAGAGGTGGATCTGCTAACTTTGTTAACGGTGACAACATCGATGGTGTATTAGTACCTGCTGGAACTTCTACAGTATACGATCAATTACTTGGAACAAACATTAGAAGACCTTTCTTACATGTAAGATATAGAGCTTCTCAAGCTGATGATAGAAGAATGAAATCTTGGCTAACAGGTTCTGTTGGTGGAGCATTTAGTTCTACATTAGACGCGATGGAAGTAAACTTCTTATCTGAAAGATGTTTATGTGTTCAAGCTAGAAATAATTTTGTATTATTTACAGCTTAATTTTTATATAGGTAAGGGCGCTTCGGCGCCCAATACCTTTAACTTATTTAATTATATTATATCATGACAAAAAAAGTAAAAGTAAACCCAGCTGAAGAAGGTTGGGAAATAAAAGATAGAACATATGTTTTAAGAGGTGACAAAAACCCTTTAACATATACAATAAAATCAAGACATACAGAAAAATATCCTCTGTTATATTTTGATACAAATAAAAACTCACAAAGAGCATTAAGATACGCTACAAATCAATCTTCTTGTTTTACAGATGAACAAAAAGGTGAAGTAACTTTAAAACATATTATGTTTACAGATGGTTCGCTAACAGTTCCAAAACAAGAACAATCTTTACAAAAACTGCTTTCATTATATCACCCTGATAGAGAAAAAAGATATAGAGAGCTTAAACCTTTGCAACAAGCAGAATATGAGGTTGATGAAATAGAATATCAAATTGAAGCATTAAATATAGCTAAAACGCTAGATGTAGATCAAGCAGAGGCAATATTAAGAACTGAAATTGGTTCTGAAGTAAATAAAATGGCTTCAAAAGAAATAAAAAGAGACTTGTTAAAATTCGCTAGAGATAACTCAAGATTATTTATTGAATTAGCTAACGATGAAAATGTACAGTTAAGAAACTTTGGTATCAAAGCTGTAGAACAAGGTTTAATAGAATTAGCTAACGATCAAAGAAGTTTTACTATTGGTAAAAACAAAAGAAAACTATTTAGTGTTCCTTTTGATGAAAACCCATACGCAGCACTAGCAGCGTGGTTTAAAACTGATGAAGGAGTAGAAGTTTATAAGAACGTAGCTAAAAAGCTTATTTAACAATAAAAATAAATTATAATGGCAATAAATGTTGATACTGTATACAAAACAGTTTTATTAATACTTAACCAACAACAAAGAGGATATATGACACCTGATGAGTTCAACAGAGTTGGTACTCAGGTGCAGTTAAATATATTTCAAGGTTATTTTGATACACTTAATCAACAATATAGACTGCCTCAAAATGATACTGAATATGCCAACCGTGTTGAAAACATAGAAAAGCAATTACAGTATTTTCAAAGAACTGGAACCGTTGCTTATGTTGCAGGTCCACCTGCTCATTACACTTTAACAGTTGACGGTACAGATGTATTATACAGATTAGGCTCTGTTTTTTATAAAGAAGCAGAGCTTACTCAGTATGCTCAAAGAAACGAAATAACTCAGTTATTATTATCTCCACTAACTCAACCCACAAGTAATTTTCCAATATATTTATATGAGAAAGATAAAATATTTGTATATCCTTCAACACTTGTTAATGTAAAGGAACAACCAAATATAACTATTTCTTATATCGCTAAACCAGTAGATATAGAGTGGAACTATACAATTGGTGGTGTTGGTCAATATTTATATAATTCTGTTACATCAGTTAATTTTGATTTAAGTGTATCAGAACAAACAAATGTTATAATACAAATACTAGCATATGCAGGAGTAATAATAAATGATCCTACCATTATACAGGTAGCGCAAATGGAACAACAACAAGAACAACAAACGCAAAATTCATAACTTATGCCTAAACCAGATGGCGGATTAATCCGTGAAAATAATTTTCAGTATTACGCCGGAGCGCAGATATTATATACTTCAGCAGGACCAACTACTGTATATGATTTTACATTCAATACTAAATTAGTATTAGGTAGTTCTACGAGTTATGCGCCTACAGATCCTGATTACACACTTAATAACTTTCAAATATACACTAGTCCAAACGGTATAAGTAATTGGACTGAGTTTATAACAGCATATACAATAACTTATATAGAGCAAGGTTATAAAACAACTAGTAGGATAACATTAGCAGCTGGTCAATCAGCAGGTACTTATATAAAAGTACAATTAAAAGAAGGTGCTGTTGAAAATAATTATGGTGGTTATGAATATATAAAGCTAAGAGAAATAATAAACAACTTTATAGTTGGATATGTTGGTCAAGATAAATTAATACCTAGAGTTAATAGAACAGATGTTATTTTTCATGCTAAAAGAGGTTTGCAAGAGTTTAGTTATGACACTTTAAAAAGCATAAAATCTCAAGAATTAACAATACCAGATAGCCTTTCATTAACAATACCGCAAGATTATGTTAATTATGTTAAATTATCTTGGGTAGATGGTAATGGTGTGAAACACACTATATATCCTACACAGTTAACAAGTAGTCCATGGGAAGCGCCTGTTCAAGCAGCTGATGGTGAAATAGTACAAGATAATTTTGGAGACAACATTGAAGGTACTCCACAGATAAATGAAAAATGGCAAAAATCAAATCCAAGTAATATAACAGGTTTATATCCTAATGATTATACAAATCCAGATTTATTTATGTATGATTGGTGGGGTGAACCAGGTGGACCTTTTGCTTGGTATGGTCAAAGATATGGTGGTGATCCAGTAAACATGCAAATGAATGGTTGGTTTAATATTGATTATAAAAGAGGTACTTTTAATTTTTCAAGTGATTTAAGTCAAAAACTTATTATATTAGAATATATTTCTGATGGACTTGCGTATGATTTAGATACTAAAGTTCCTAAGCTAGCTGAAGAAGCTATGTATCAACATTTACTATATAGCATAATGTCAACTAGAACAGCTACCGCAGCTATCGCGCCACAATATAAAAAACAAAGATATGCAGCTTTACGTAATGCTAAAATTAGATTATCTAATATTAAGTTAGATGAAATCGTACAAGTTATGCGTAACAAATCTAAATGGATAAAACATTAATACATGGCACAGATTAAAAATGCTTTTTTAAAAGGCAAAATGAATCAAGATCTTGACTCTCGTATTATACCTAACGGTGAATACAGAGAAGCCATAAATTTACAAATTAGTAGATCTGAAAGTGATACTGTAGGTGAGTTTGAAAATGTGTTAGGTAATACAGAGTTGTTTGATACTGGTGGTAGTAAAAAAATAATAGGTTATGTTACTAATGAAAGTGAAAATTTAATATATGTTTTTGCTACAGATTATAATAATGCAGCTGGTGTTAGAGCTACTAACTCTGCTAACATGGGAATATACAGATACGATGTTGATGCTAATAATTTAACAACACTAGTATCTGGTTATTTTTTAAATTTTAATCAATCATTTCCTATACATGGAGCTAATTTAGTTCAAGAGCTTTTATTTTTTACAGATAATCTAAATCAACCTAGAAAAATAAATATAAATAAAGCTTATGCTGATAGTAGTCATTATAGTAATGAAGATCAAATATCTGTAGCTAAATTTTATCCATGGGATAAAATAAAAATATATCAAGAGTTTGCTACTAGAGCTAATGGAGCAGTAAATAATAGTCCAACATTAGTAATAGATGATAATACCAGTAACGTTTTACCAGGAGATGTTTTGGTTAATCAAGAAAGAGGAACTACTTTTAATGCCGTTGCAGATATAACAGATTTAATAACAGTATTAGGTATAGTTGACGCAAACACACTTATACTATCAAAAGCTATAACAGTTGGTAGTGGAGAAAAATTAAAGTTTTTAAGAGTAACTGCTCAAAACAAATCTGATCAATACTTAGCTAATCATACTACGCCTAGTGTTTCAGCGAATAAAATAGATAATGCTGCTAAAACTATAACATATATACAAGCTCGTAGTTTACCAGTACCTAGAGTTGGTGATTCAGTGGTGTGTACAACAGTAGGTTCAGAATCAAAAATACCAGCCGGCACAACAATAGTTGGTGTCGCTGCTAATTACTCGACGCTTAGTAGTTGGGAATATGTTATAACTGTTTCAAAAACAATGACTTTTGCTCAACCTAATATACCAGTGGCTTTACGTATAGGAGATAATCCTTTTTATGATGCGTCTTGGAAAGGAGACGCGGCTTTATTAGATGATAAATTTGTAAGATTTAGTTACAGGTATCAATTTGAAGATAATGAATATTCATTAATGGCTCCGTTTTCACAACCTGTATTTATTCCTAAACATAACAGTGAATTTGGCGCTGGATCTAAAGCAGA